ACTTAGATGGCAATGTCAAAAATGCGTGGAAGAGAACTATGGCAAAGAAATCAGCAATAAGTGACCAAGACTGGGATAGGATTAGAAGCGAATATATCTCTACAAATATTAGTATTAGAGAAATCGCCGACAAATACGAATGCTCCGCAGATGCGCTTGAGAAAAGGGCAGGGCGTGAACAATGGACAGAGCAACGAAGAAAAATGTCCGCAGAGGTCCAAGCCAAGGCGGATGCTGAGATTGCTGAGAGAAGAGCGCAAATGCTTGTTGAGTTCAATGAGCAGGACCTAAGCGTTGCGAAAGCTCTGCGCAATCAAATTAAGAACCATATTAACGATGCAATCCAAAAGGGTGAGGCACTCAGCACGCATGACATTAGAAGGTTGGCCAGTGCGGCCGCTGATGCTCAGAAGATTGGTAGATTGGCTCTTGGGGTAAGCACTGCAAATAATGAGGTTACTGGAGTCAATGGTCAGCCATTTGTGCCATTCCTAAATGTAAACTTTGTTGATTAATGTCAGATGTAGATTACCCACGCAAGTATCAGGCTCTATTTAAGCCGAGCCGATACAAAGTCTATTATGGTGGCCGAGGCTCTGCTAAGTCATGGAACTTCGCTAGAGCCTTATTAACCATCGCCCATAGCAATTGTATTAGGGTGCTATGTGCTAGAGAGTTGCAGAACTCAATCAAGGATTCCGTTCACAGACTATTATGTGACCAAATAGAGCGCATGGGCTTAGGCGCACACTTTACGACAGTCAATAATGAGGTTAGAGGCATCAATGGGAGCTTATTCCTATTTGAGGGCTTGAGGCATAACGCCAATAAGATTAAATCGCTTGAGGGCATTGATTACGCATGGGTGGAAGAGGCCGAGAAGGTAAGTGCTAATAGTTGGGAGATATTAGTGCCGACAATCCGTAAGGAAAAATCTGAGATATGGATTAGCTTTAACCCTGCCGATGAGTATGACCCGACTTATCAAAAGTTTGTAATGAATCCGCCTGAAGATTCAATTATTCAAAGAGTATCGTGGCGTGATAACCCTTGGTTTCCTGAAACTCTAAAAAAGGAAAAGGATTACCTTGCAAGAGTGGACCCAGATGCTTATGCCCATGTTTGGGAAGGCGAAACAATAAAACATAGTGATGCTCAGGTATTGTCTAATAAATGGATTATTGATACATTTAATGATATTGATTTAGGCACTCCTTATTATGGAGCGGACTGGGGATTTGCCACAGACCCAACAGTATTAGTTGAGTTCTATATTAAAGACCGCACCATGTATATTAGGCGTGAGGCTTATGGATTAGGCATTGAAACTGTAGATTTGCCAACGCTATTCAAAAAGATACCTAATGCGGAGAAATATAATATTAGAGGTGATAGTGCAAGACCTGAGATAATTTCTCACTTAAAGCGGCATGGATATCCTAGAATTGAATCTGCTAAGAAATGGGCAGGTAGCGTTGAAGATGGAATTAGTTGGCTTCGTGGCTTAGAAAAGATTATCATACACCCTGAGTGCAGGAATACAATTGATGAAGCTAGATTGTGGTCGTATAAGACTGATAGATTAACAGGTGATGTATTACCTGTATTGGTTGATAAGCATAACCACTGTTGGGATGCTATCAGATACGGAGCGCAACCAATGATTAAACCTGCAAATAAATTAATTATGGAATGGGCATAATGGGAATACTAGATAAATTTTTTAACAGACCAGTAGAGCAAAAGTCTTACTCTGCTCCTCAATTATTAGTAGCCCAGTATGGCTCTGCACCTAGATTCAATGACTGGAACACAGAGCTTGCCATTAAAGAGGGTTATAAAAACTCTACATGGGTATTCGCCTGCGTTAAGCTCAGAGCAAGCTCAGTGGCCCAAGTGCCTTGGAAAGCAGAGCGTAAAACTTCAGATGGTTGGCAACATGAGCCAAGCTCAGACCTACAGAAATTATTGGACCGCCCTAATCCTGATATGGATAGAGCATTATTCTTTAAATATGTTGTTCAGCACTTAGACCTTTCAGGCAATAGCTTTATCTCTAAAGTGCGTGCAGGCTCACAAAACTTGCCTAAAGAGCTATGGGTGCTAATGCCTAATCAGATTAGAGTTGAGCCTGACACTATTAGATTAGTTAAAGAATATATCTATAAGGGTTATGGCGAAAAGCGCATTCCGCCTGAGGATATGATTCAATTTCTATATCCTGACCCATCAAATCTTTATTTTGGCGTTGCGCCTTTAATGTCAGTTGCTCAAGCAGTTGATATTGATAACGAGGCAGAAAGATTCCAAAAGGTATCATTACAGAATCGTGGCTTATCAGACATTCATTTTGAAGTGCCACCTGATGCGACTGCTGAACAAGTAGCGCAGATGCGTGATATTTATAATAATGCTCAAGCAGGCGGTAACAATGCTCGCAGGGCTTTATTCTCTAGTGCTAAAGCAACTCCATTAAATACAAGTGCGGCAGAATTAGACTTTATCAATTCTCGTAAGTTTGTTCGTGATGAGATTTGCTCTGCTTATGGAGTTCCGCCACCAATGGTAGGTAACTATGAGAGTGCAACACTCGCTAATATTGAAACTGCTCGTCAAATATTTTGGCGTGACACTATTATTCCTTTGCTAGATGAATTGGAAACTAAGTTAAATATCTCATTAGCAGTAGACTTTGGTCCTGAATGGCGTATTAAATATGACACATCAAATGTGGATGCTTTACAAGAAAACTATACAGGCAAGGTAGATGATGCAGTAAAGCTATGGAATATGGGCTTGCCATTTAATGATATTAATGCCAAGTTGAAATTAGGCTTTGAAGATACCGAAAGCGGAGCAGTAGGATATTTGCCAAGTGGTTTATTGCCAACAGACTTTGACCCATTAGATGCAACTGCCAAGGGTATGACTGCTGAAGAATTAGCCAAGTTGTCCTACGGAAAATAATGGCTAGAGGATTAACTACGCTAAATCGTAGGCGAGAGCTTGCGATGCAAAATGCTTTATTAGATAGAATTGCCGCAGGATTTGAAAGGTCAATTGCACGCATTATTAGTTCAACCATGAAGCAAGCGGTGGCTAAATATGTTAAAGATAATGCAAGCGTAGGCGTAGATGCAGTTGTATTACAGTCAATGCCAAGGCTAGAAAAGTTCTTAGCTGACCAATACCGCTTTATCCTAGTCCAATATGGAGAGCGCATCTTATCAGGATTAAAAAGCCATTCTCCTAATGTGCGTAAAGATTCTAATGATATTTTTATGCGTAAAGTGCAGGAATATATAGGCACTTGGTCATTAAATACATCAGAGCTAATAACTGCAACAACCATGAAGCAACTTCGCACTTTAATTAAGGATGGCGAGGTTGAAGGATTGGGAGTAAGTGAGATTGCAAGAGATATTAGACAGAAAATTCCTAGTATTAGTAATGTTAGGGCTAATACAATTGCAAGAACTGAAACTCATAGTGCCGCAGGATATGCCAATGAAAGTGCCGCAGAGGCTACAGGACTTAATCTTAAAAAAGAATGGGTAGCATTTATTGATGGCAGAGAGCGAGAGGCTCATGCAGAGGCAGATGGTCAAGTAGTAAACAGAGATGAAACATTTAGCGTTGATGGAGAGGAATTACAATACGCAGGTGACCCATCAGGAAGTGCAGGAAATATCATTAATTGCAGGTGCGTTATTCTTTACTTTGAGGAATGATTGCATTTATTTATTTAATTAGGCAAAATTGAACTAATAGAACGCCAATGAGGTAATTATGAGTAAAACTATGGAAATCAAAGCAATTGCTTTTGATGATTCACAAGTAAACATGGAAGAGCGAACCTTTAAAGGTTACGCATCAACTTTTGGGAATGTGGATGAGGTTGGCGATATTATCGAAGCAGGTGCTTTCGCTAAATCAATTCAAGAGCGTGGTCCTGAAGGCACAAAGCAAATTAAAGTATTATGGCAACACTATGAGCCACTAGGAATGCCGACTGTCATGGTTGAAGATTCAAAGGGGTTATATGTTGAAGGTAAGATTTCCAAGACACGATTAGGCGATGAAGCTTTAGAACTAATGCGTGATGGAGTTGTTGATAGAATGTCTATCGGCTTCTCAATCCCAATGGGAAAGGCTCAATGGGATGATGCGATGCAAGTTCGCCGTATTAAAGAAGTTAAATTATTTGAATTTAGTCCAGTTACATTCCCTGCTAATGAGATGGCAGTAGTAACAGGCGTAAAGAATCTTGAGCTTATTCGCCAATTAGCTAATGGCGGTGAGCTAAGTCAGGAAGAAATGAAAGCCTTGGCAGACATTCTTCCGCAGTTACAAGCACTCGTAGATGCAGGAGCCGAGATGAAGATTGAACTTAATCTCACTCCAGATTCAGAAGAGCCGCTGATTGATGAGGACTTAATGAAGTCCATTGCCGATTTCGGCACTTTTGCTAAACACAGACTTTACTAAAAAGGAAATAAGTCATGGATATTAAAGAACTAAAAGGTCATTTTGACCAAGCCGCAGTAGAAATGAAATCTTTGGTTGAGCGTCAATCAGAAGAAATCAAAAAGCATGGCGAAACAACTGCCGCTACTGCCGCAGAAATGAAAACTGTTGGCTCACGCATTGATGCAATTCAAGCTGATTTAGAAGCATTCCAAAAGAAGGCTAACCATGTTGGCTTTGGCGCACAAGCTCCAGTAGCTAAATCATTGGGTCAGCAATTTGTTGATTCTGACGAATTCAAATATGCTTCAGAACGTGGTTTGAAGTCAGTAAACCCAGTAACTCTTGGTGGTATGTTCCGTAAAGACATCACTTCAGCGAATGGTCCAACTCCACAAGCAATGCGCTTGCCTGAGTTCTATTCTCCGACCGGTGACCGCACTGCACACATCCGTAACTTCTTGAATGTTTCTTCTACACAATCTAATGCGATTGAGTATTTCGTTGAAACTTTCACGAACAATGCTGCCGCTCAAACTGCTGAATTAGCCGCTAAAGCTGAATCAGAGTTGGCATATGACTTGGTTTCAACACCAGTTCAGACTATTGCTCACTATGTTGTTGCTTCACGCCAAATCCTTAGCGATGCCGCAATGTTGCAAAACCAAATTGACAATCGTTTGACATATGGCTTGGCACTTAAAGAAGACCAACAGTTGCTATACGGAACTGGCTCAAGCGGTCAATTAGAAGGCTTGATGGTTAATGCTTCTGTTCAAGACGCAGGTGATGTTGCTTCAGGTGACAACCTTGTAGACCATATCCGTAAAGCTATCGCACTTGCCGCAACAAGCGAGTATCTTGCAAACGGTATCATTTTGAACCCAACAGACTTCGCTAATATCGAATTGTTGAAGGGTGATGATGGTCACTACATCTGGGCTAATGTAGCTCAAGGTGGCGAGCCACGCTTGTGGAGAGTTCCTGTCTATGAATCAACTGCTATGACTGCAGGCGAGTTCTTGCTAGGTAACTGGAATCTTGGCGCAACATTGTTTGACCGTGAACAAGCTACAGTTCGTATCGCTGAGCAACACGCTGACCTATTTATCAAGAACGGTGTTGTTGTTCTTGGTGAAGAGCGTATCGCTTTGGCAGTATATCGCCCTGAATCGTTTGTTAAGGGTTCATTCAGCCCTGCGGCTTAATGAGGTAAATAATAGGGGGGAGCAATCTCCCCTATTTATATCCAAATGCTAATTACATTAAATAAAACTTGTGTCCTCGGTAAAGCAGGACAACTTATCAATGTGTCGGTTTATAAAGCCAATGAATTGGTAAGGCTTAAGTTGGCATCTGAATATATACCTGAGTTGGAAAGGAAGGTCATTAGACCTGAAACAAAGGTAATATCTCCTGAAACAAAAAGACGAGGCAGACCGCCAAAGGTGAGAGATGAATCCAATTAATGGTTACGCACTAAAAGCAGGTGAAGCAATTTGTCCTGCTACTGAGCAAGACTTAAAAGACTATTTGCGCATTGAAGATGAATCATGCGGTAGTCTTGAGTTCTACTTGGATGCGGCCAATAAGGCGGTCATTTCATTTTTAGGTCAAGCCCTAATCACTAACGAATATACATTGGTGTTTAATGGCTATCCATTTAGCGGCACTGCCACATTTGGCTTGAGCAGAGATACGACTGTATTTAAAGAGTGGATTGAGTTGCCATACGCTAATTTGATTGATGTCGTGAGCGTAGAAGTATTAGATAATGATGATGGCACTGCAACACCTATTACATCTTCCGATTATCTATTAGACACATTCAGCTCTCCTGCTCGCATCAGATTCACCAATATGCCAGTGATGGGCCTTAAAGATAGGCTAAAAATCGTTTATAACGCAGGCTATGGCTCTGACACAGAAGATGTGCCTAAAGGTATCAGATTGGGTATTGTGCAGGTCGCAGGCTACCTATATGACCACAGAGGCGAGTGTTCTCCTGAAGAGGCCATTATGAAGTCAGGCGCAGGCATGGCATTGAATCCATATAGAGTTTTTACTAAGCTATGAACAAGGAATTTTTATTAAATTACATGAATGAGCATTTTAAATATTGCTCAGATGGAAATTTTGTTTTAATAAAAAAACAATATAAAGGCAGTGTAATTGGCACACCTGTTGGATGGCTTCAAAAAAATGGATATTTAAGAATATCAATTAAAGGAAAGTTTTATCAGGCTCATAGATTGGTATGGTTGTTTCATAAAAAAGAATTGCCTTTATATGACATTGACCACATCAATGGAAATAAATCAGATAATAGAATTGAAAATTTAAGAGATATTAACCATAAATTAAACACTCAAAATATTTCAAAACCCAAAAAGAATAACGCACTGGGAATTTTGGGAGTAACAAAAGTTAAAAATAAATTTGCATCAAACATATGGCTAAATGGTAAGCAAAAATATTTAGGAAAATTTGATGATATTGAACTTGCTGAACTCGTATATCAAGAGGCAAAAATAAAATATCATGTGGGATATGTTTTATGAATATCAAATGCTGTGATATAACTCCTGCAAAGCTATCAAATAAGGTTCTATTACAAAGATTGGAGCTAACAGATGATGGCGCAGGCGGCCAAAGCCGAGTATGGAAGGATGTTCATTCCGTATGGGCTTATATCGTTCATACAAGTGGCTCTGAGCGTTTTCAGAATGACCGATTAACTGCTATTGCAAACTTTAGAGCTACTATTAGATTCAGAAATGATGTGAGCGAAGTTAATCGCATTGTATTTAAAGACAAGGCTTATCAGATTCGCAGTGTTAATAATATTGAGTTTAAGAATAAATTTCTTGAACTAATATTAGAGAATGGCGTGGCCACTTAATCATGCGAACCTCATTCAAAATTGAGGGCGTAAAAAGCGTATCCGAGGCACTTACACGATTAGATGCTCAGGCCACCAATGATGTGCGTGATGTAATTAATTCAACTGCTCAGAATATTCGTAATACCGCAATCCGAAGCATTAAAAACTCTCCTGCAAATGGTCGTGTATATCGTAACCATACCGCATCGGCAGAAGGCAATCCGCCAAGGACTGATACAGGTAGGCTTGCAAGCTCTATTGCAGTTGTTACTGATGAGCAGGCAAAGAGTTTAGAGGCAGAGATTGGTGCGTATGTTAATTATGCGGCCCATCTTGAATATGGCACTAGGAATATGGGAGCAAGACCATTTATGTTTCCTGCTTTAGAGCAAAACATGAAAGGTTATTTATCTAAGATGAAACAGGCTCTACAAAGAGCAATGGCAAGGACTAAAGCAAAATGAGCATTGAATATCTAATCCAAGAAGCAATCTATGACAAACTCATAGGCGATATACCTTTGAAGGCGGCACTTGCTCCTAATGTGCAAGATGCAACCAAGGGAGCTATCTATGATAATGTGCCTCAAGCAGTTGATAGTGGCTCAGATAGTGTTTTCCCTTATATAACCATTGGGGATGACACGATGCTCGATTGGGATACTGATACAAGCCAAGGCAAAGAGGCCACATTAACGATTCATGTATGGTCAAGGTATCGTGGCCGCAAAGAGGTTAAAGAAATCCAAGGTATTATTTATGATGCTTTGCACCTTTCAAATTTAATTATTACTGGGTATCATTCAGTATTAATGCTGAGTGAATTCAGCGAAACATTGCTAGACCCTGATGGATTAACAAGGCATGGGGTTCAGCGTTTTAGATTAATTGTAGAAAAGGAGTAATACTATGGCGGCATCTAGTGGTCGTGAGTTATTGATTAAAAAAGGCGTAACAGTTTTGGCAGGTGTTCGCACAAAGACAGTTACTATCAACGGTGAGCCGATTGATGTTACTACTGATGATGATTCAGGATTCCGCACATTGTTGGCGGACCCTGCAACTCGCAGTATTGACCTTTCAGTTGAAGGCATTACTAAAGATGCGACATTGCGTGCTATCGTTGCAGGTGGTGGCTCACAAATGCTTAATGATATTACCGTTGAGTATCCTGATGGTTCAGTTATTGCAGGTGACTTCTACCTAGTAAGCGTAGAAGAATCAGGCGAATATCAAGATGCAGTTACATTCACCGCATCATTACAGTCAAGCGGTGCATTCACTTATACTCCTTAATACTTAGAACCAACTCACAAGGAAAAGTATTATGAGCATTTTTGAAGAAGTAACTTTATCGTGGAAGGGCGAGGATTATAAGATTCCGCCCGATAGAATCATGGGTGCAATTGCTAAGATTGAAGATGTAATCACTTTAAAAGAACTAAGTGATTTTGCAATCAAGGGTGATGCTCCAATGGCTAAGATGGCCATTGCTTATGCGACAGTTTTAAGATACGCAGGAGCAAAGGTTAATGAGGCCGAAGTTTATAGCGCAATGTTTGATGTAGGTAATAACACAAATATTCTTACCTGCATCAATGCTTTATTGACAATGATGATTCCGCCTAAAAAGGATGAAGAACTAAAAAAAGCGTAAAGCCTCAAAAGCTAACTGGCAAAGTCAAATTAGTGCATGAGGCTTATCGTATAGCGGTTGGAGTATGGGGGTGGCATCCATCTGAATTTTGGCGTATGCACCCCGAAGAATTTTGGTGGGCATTTTACGCAAAGACACCTGCTGAGATGCTTGTTGATAAGTGGGCTAATCTATATGAGAAACTGTAAATGAGTGAAGTCGGACAAATAACGGTAAAGATTGGTGCTGATACTTATGAACTGCAAAAGGGGATTGCTGATGCAAAAACCCAATTAACAGGCATGGAAAGGGCATCAGGCGGAGTTCAATCTGCTTTAAATGCAGTGGCCGCAGTTGCCGCACTTGCCGCAGGTGCAATAGCAGTTATCGCAAAAAACTCAATTGATTCTGCAGACAATTTAAATAAGATGTCGCAGAAGGTTGGCGTTGCAACTGAAGATTTATCCAAGTTGGCTTATGCCGCAAGATTATCAGATGTTGATATTAATGCCTTGCAACAATCATTTGTATTCTTATCTCGTGGACTCAGTGAAGCAAACCAAGGTAGCGGAAATGCTCTTGCAGGATTTAATGCGCTTGGTATTTCAATTAAAAATGTTGATGGCACTCTAAAAACTTCAGAGCAAGTATTATTTGAGGTTGCTGATAGATTTAAAAGCATTGAAGATGGAGCGCAAAAAACTGCATTAGCGGTGGCAATATTTGGTCGTGCAGGCGCAAATATGATTCCAATGCTCAATCAAGGCAGTGATGGAATCAGAGAAATGGGTGATGAGCTTGCCAAGTTTGGCGGAGTAGTCACAAGTCAATATGCCAAAGCGGCAGAACAATTTAATGATAATTTGACTAGATTAAACACAATCCTGTCAGGTATTAGCATGGCAACATTTGGGCCTTTAATTGAAGGATTAAATGCGAGCTTTGATGCGTTTGTAAAAACAGAAAAAGCAGTCCGTGGTTTGGCAACTGCATTTGGTAGCTTTTCATTAAGCGGTAAAGATGTTGAAGAGCCAACAATGGCTTTGGCAAAAACAGAAGAGGCCATCCTAAAAGTTAAAAGAACTATTGAGGCATTAAATCAATATCCAGTTTTAAATAAAGATGATTTATTTATTGCAAATCAGCAATTGACTTATTTAGAGGCAAGAAGTTTAGCTCTGCAAAATTTATTTAAGCAAAATGCAACATCGACAATGGGAACTGAGCAAGCTCCTCAGATGGTTGATGCTAAGGCCGCTGAAACTTTACAAAAACAACAACAAGACTTAATGGCCGCACAAGCCGCAAGATTAGAAACAATATTGCAAGGCAATATGTCAGAGATTGAATTAGAGAAGATGAAATATGCCGAGCTATTAACTCAGCTTCAAATCTCTAAAGAAATGTTTGCGGTAGAAGAGGAAACTTATCGCCAATGGGAATTAGATTCATTTAATGCTCATCAGCAAAAGCTAACTGAATTAACACGCCAAGAAGCTAATAAGCGTATAGCCGAGCAACAAAGAGAATCACAAATGGTCAATGCGGCTCGTATGCAAACCGCAAGTTTGGCAGTTGGCTTATTGCAGACATTAGGGCAGAAATCAAAAGCGGCGGCTTTAGCGGCCATCGTTTTAAATAAAGGCTTGATGATTGCTCAAACTATTATGAACACTCAGGCGGCATCAATGCGTGCTATGGCAGAGCTTGGCCCAATTGCAGGTCCACCTGCGGCGGCGGCTATTCAGGCTATGGGTGCGGCATCCGTAGGTATTATCGGAGCGACAGGCTTATTAGAAGCAGGTGCGGCCATGAGTGGCGGTGGCGGTGGCGGCCTTGGTGGTGGCTCTACTGGAGCAACAAGCGTAGCCAATACAGTTAGAAATGCTGAGAATACTGCTCAGGGCGCAGGCGGTAGCTCAGGCACGACAGTCAATATCGCATTGCAGGGTAATACTTTCAATCGTGACCAAGTTCGTGATTTAATAACACAAATTAACGAAGTCATTTCTGATGGCTCAACTTTGAGATTATCGTGATTAAAATTCAAACAGGATTCAACCCTACAATTCCTCTAAGTCATTCTCGTATAGGCCATCAAACTTATACTAGAACTGGCACTGCTACTGCATCTTCAGCGCAGGTTGATTTTCCTGCCGATGCTCCTCTTAATGAATTGACCTATGAGTTTTGGCGGCCAAATTTATTACCTGCTACATGGACTTTAGATGCAGGCTCAAGCGTATCTGCTAATTATTTTGGCATTGCGGCTCATACATTAGGCGCAAGCGGAAATACAGTAACGATTCAAGGGTCAAATGATAATATTACTTATACAGATATTGATTCTATTACTCCTAGCGATAACTCTCCAATTATGTTTTTATTTGCAAGCGCAAGCTATCGCTACTGGAGAATTAGCATTTCAAGCGGCACATTTCCTAGTATTGGCGTTATCTATGTTGGAACGGTCCTAGAAATGCTCAGACCTTGCTATGGCGGCCTAACTCCTATCAGTTTAAGTAGAGATAGTGTAATCAGACCAAATCGCTCTGAGGGCGGCCAATGGCTTGGTAGAAGTGTTATCCGTAGTGGTTCATCCATGAAGGTTGGATATGCCAACTTAGAAAATAACTGGGTTAGGACCACATTTAAAGATTTTATTGAAGATGCGGTTTTATACCCGTTCTTTTTCGCATGGCGGCCTGATAACTATCCTGAGGATGTTGGATATGTTTGGGTTGGCGATGATATTAAACCTAGCAATATGGGCAGAAATAGCTTAATGCAAGTGAGTTTTGATATGTCGGGGTTATCAAGTGAATGAGTTTACGGTTGGTAGAACGCCACTCACATTAGTTCAGATTGACCAAGATTTTTGCAATCTGACTTATGGTGTTGCGCCTTGCACCGCATCTAACCCATTAAATAAATGCTTTAATACTTATGCGACTTGCCAAGTTCAAGGCGTGTATGACAAAGGCGTTAAGACTATTACATTTGGCAAGCCTGAATCTGATTTGCCTAGAGATATGAATATATTGCCAATGCTTACTTCGGTAACGACTGCGGCCACAAAGATTAACCCGACTAATGGCAATAGCAATATCAGCCCATTAGGTCAAAGAGCAGTTGCAACTATTACATTCCTAGATGCGCCATATAGCGATATGCTCACAGACCCATATAGAGCAGACCGCAGTTATATTCCTATTAACAATGGCACATTTTGGACTAAGTGGTTAGTGCGAAATCCTTATTATCAGAATAGACCTATTAGGATTTATGAGGGATATTTAGGTCAAACTTTGGCAGAGATGCAAGTTCGCCACTATTTAATTGATACTATTACTGGGCCTGATTCAAATGGCAAAGTAAGCATTGTTGCTAAAGACCCATTAAAACTTGCCGATAGACAAAAATCACAAGCTCCTGCGCTTACTACTGGTGAATTAAATGCTGATATTGATGCAACTAAGACAACTATTACAGTTATTAAAGCACAGTTAGCAGATTATCCGACAAGCGGAACTTTGCGTATTGATGATGAGCTAATGACTTATACAGGCAGGACCAATATCGGAACTGTTGATGATGTCATTATTCAATTCACAGGCATTACTCGTGGCACCGATGGCTCACAAGCTGATATACACGACACAGATTCTAATGTGCAGTTATGCCTAAGATATACAGACACGCAAGTATGGGATGTGGCTTATGACCTATTAACAACATACGCTAAGATTCCTTCCTCATATATTCCTTATGCCGATTGGAACGCAGAAGGAGCAGTATGGTTGCCACAGTTTAATGTCAGCACTTTAATCACAGAGCCTACTGGCGTTGCAGACCTATTATATGAATTAATGGAGCAAGTCCTATTTTATATTTGGTGGGATGAGCGTGACCAAGAAATTAAATTAAGAGCTATTAGACCTATTATAGGAGATGCTCCTGTATTCACAGACGATAATAATATTATTGAAAACTCAGTTAGCTTTAGCACTGACCCTAAAAATCGAGTAAGCCAAGTATGGGTTTATTACAATCCACGCAATCGTGCAGAAGATGTTGATAACGCAAGCAACTATCAACAGATTGAGCTTCGTGCAGACTTAGATGCTGAAAGCGATAACCAATATGGAGAAAGTCGCATCCGCAAGATTTATGCAAGATGGATTCAGAATAACGCTCAGGCAATTAACTTAGCGGCAAGACTATTAGGCGCAAGTTTTAACAATCCAAAATATATTAAGATTAGAGTTGATGCTAAGGATAGGCAAATTTGGACTGCTGATATTGTGGACATTTATAACCGCAATATCGTAAACTTCAATGGTGAGCAAGAATTAGAGCGGTATCAGATTCTTAGCGTTAATGAAGTGGTATCAGGCGAAGTTATTGAATACGAAATGCAGAAGTTCTTGTTTAGAGGAACACGCTTTGGATTCTATATGCTACCTGATGCACCTTTATATGTAGATGCAACACCTGAGCAAAGAGAATCGCCTTCAGGTTGGTATGCAGATAATTTAGGATTAATGCCCGATGGTTCAGAGGGTTGGGAATATCAATAAGGAGTAGTAATGGCAACTTGGACAAATATACCTAACGCCAACTTGGCGGCAGGCGCACCTATTAGAAGCGTTGATACTCTTGCATTAAGAGATAACGCTATTGTGGCCAGTGGAGTTAGAGGGCAGGTTTTTACATCAAGCGGAACTTTTACAGTCCCTGCAAATGTGGAAGCAGTTAAAGTAACTGTTATCGGCGGTGGCGGTGGTGGCGGTAGAGGAACAGATGGTTTATCAGGTGGTGGTGGCGGTGGTGGTGGCGGTGTAGCTATTGAATACATCACAGGATTAACTCCATCTTCTAGCGTATCTGTAACAGTAGGTAGTGGCGGAACTTTTGGTGTTTCTGGTGGAACATCATCATTTGGTGCATTTTGTTCTGCAACAGGCGGTACTACTGGTGCTACTAGCAATACAACAAGTGCTGGCGGTACAGGAGGAACTGCAAGCGGTGGAAATTTGAATATGAATGGTGGTTCAGGTTCAGCTTCATTAGTTGTGGCAGATGCAACAGGAACTGAATGTTGGGTTGGTGGTGGCGGTGGAGGTTCAGGTGGTGCAAAAGGTGTTTCGGCAGTTAATGCAAGTTCTGTATACAGTACAAGCCTAGGATTTTCAACTGGAGGGTCAGGATTTTTTACTGGTGCTGGTGGTGCAGGAGGTATTTCTACTGGTACTCCAGGTAGTAACGCAGGGGAAAGTGCTACTGGCTTTGGTAATGGCGGTGGCGGTTCAGTTAGAAATATTGCAGGCGCGGGATCTGGAACTGCAGGCATAGTTATAGTTGAATGGTAATGGGTGAATATATGAAAAAAGCATTAATAGATACACAAACAAGCGTTTCGCATATTGTTTCTTGGGTAGAAATTCCTGATACAACCCCACAAAAATATGAAGCCGTATATGAAATTTATCCTAACTCAGCAAGAGTATGCGAAGTAACGGATACACCTTTTGAAGTTTATCCAACTTTAATTTGGGTTGATTGTGAAGATGAAGTTGTTGCAGACCAATATTATTACGACACAGAATCAAAAACAATTAAGCCAGTAGAAAATGCAGAACCGCCTGCAACTGAAACTCCTATTGAGGAATAATTATGCTTGCAGGACTATTAGATATTGAAATTGAGCAGGGTGCTACATTTAACTTGGTATTTTTATATCAAGATGAAAACGGTGATGCTATTAACCTAACAGGTATGACTGCTCGTATGCAATTACGCAGAACTTATAATAGTCCTGATGCTTTATTATCACTCACAAACGCAAATGGCAGAATTATATTTGACCCATTCGCAGGAAAAATTACGCTATCAGTTTCAGCGACAGACACTACTCCGCTTACAGGTTCAGGCGTATATGACTTAGAGCTAATTGATGGCTCTACCGTTAATCGTATTCTTGAAGGCTCATTTAAGGTTTGCGCTGAGGCAACTAAATGAATCGCATAACTGTAATCAATGCAACTAATCAAATCCAAGTAATTCAAGAGCCTGATAGTCAAGTCATTGTATTACAGGCGCAACCACGCACAATCGTATTGCGTGGCGAAGGCGTGCAAGGTCCAAGAGGATTTGGAGTTGCACAAGGCGGTGCGATTAATGACATATTAGTTAAGAAAAGCGGAACTGATTACGATACAGAATGGCGTGATGAAATCACAGTCGATAAAGCTACATTTGATACAACCGCAGGTGAAGTCGTTGGCGTTGCGCAAATGGCTTGGAATGACACTGATGGCACATTAGACTTAGGACTAAAGGGTGGCAATGTAACCCTGCAAGTAGGTCAAGAATTAGTGCAGATGTGTAATAACAGGACTGGTTTAACTATCGCTAATGGTAGCGCAGTAGTTCTTGCAGGTTCTCAAGGTAATCGAGTAACTATTGCAAAAGCTATTGCCAATACCGAGATGGGTTCAAGCAAAACTTTTGGCGTAGTGACTGAGGACATTTTAGATAATCAATCAGGATTCGTAACAACTGAAGGCTTAGTTCGTGGCATTGATACAAGCTCGCTTATTGAAGGCGCAATCGTTTGGTTATCTCCTAGCGTTGCAGGCGGATTAACAACTACAAAGCCAAGCGCACCTAATCATTTAGTGATGATTGGTATTTGTGTTCGTCAGCATCCAACTGTCGGTATGATTTATGTCAAGGTCACCAATGGCTTTGAGCTTGAAGAATTGCATAATGTTAAATTGACTAATCCGCAGAATGGCGATGCTTTAGTTTATAACTTTGCGACTAAACTTTGGGAGAACAAGCAAGCCGTAGGTCCAACTGGGCCACAGGGTATTCAAGGAATTCAGGGTATTCAAGGCATCCAAGGTGAGCAAGGAATTCAAGGCCCTACTGGCCCTCAAGGTGCGCAAGGCGTTCAAGGGCCAACAGGACCGCAAGGTGCGACAGGCCCAACAGGTCCGCAAGGTATTCAAGGCGTTACTGGCCCTACTGGTGCATTAGGTCCTACAGGTCCTCAAGGATTGCAAGGCCTTCAAGGAATACAAGGCCCAACAGGTCCTACTGGCCTTCAAGGAAATATTGGTCCAACTGGCCCAACTGGTGAGCAAGGTATTCAAGGTATTCAAGGCGTGCAGGGTGAAGTTGGTCCTACAGGCCCACAGGGAATGCAAGGCGAGCAAGGTATTCAGGGCGAGATTGGACCGACTGGGCCACAAGGCTTGCAAGGTATTCAGGGTGAGCAGGGTATTCAAGGCCCAACAGGTCCTACTGGCCCTCAAGGCGAAATCGGTCCTATTGGTCCTACTGGGCCTACAGGTGATACAGGTGCTATTGGCCCAACAGGACCAACTGGTGCTACTGGTCCTCAGGGAACAAGCATTTCATTAAAAGGTGAGGTGGCCACAGTAGGCGATTTGCCTATGATTGGAAATCTTCCAAATGATGCTTATGTTGTTCTTGATGATGGAAATTTATATGTTTGGGATGGACTTGCTTGGTTTGATGCAGGTCAGATTGTAGGTCCTCAAGGTCCTACAGGGCCTCAAGGCATACAGGGTATTCAGGGCGTAACTGGTCCGACTGGAGCAACTGGCGATACAGGTCCAACTGGTCCGACTGGCGCACAAGGTATTCAAGGAGAAGTTGGCCCAACTGGCCCTCAAGGATTACAGGGAATTCAAGGTGAAATCGGCCCTACTGGTCCGCAAGGAATTCAGGGTGAGCAAGGCATCCAAGGACCGACTGGGCCAACTGGAGCGCAGGGCATACAAGGTATCCAAGGCGTTCAAGGTATCCAAGGACCTACTGGGCCAACAGGTGCAACAGGAGATACTGGTGCTACAGGCGCAACAGGTCCAACTGGTGCAACAGGATTGACTGGAGCTATTGGCCCTACAGGTCCAACAGGAGCAACTGGATTGACTGGTGCTACTGGTGCTACAGGACCAACAGGTGCGACTGGTTTAACAGGTGATACTGGTGCAACTGGTCCTACTGGTCCAACAGGTCCTCAAGGAATCCAAGGTATTCAAGGTCCAACAGGTCCACAGGGTATTCAAGGTCCTCAAGGTATTCAGGGCATACAGGGCATTCAAGGCCCAACTGGTCCAACTGGTGCTACTGGTCCTCAAGGGATTCAAGGTGAAACTGGATTAACTGGTGCTCAAGGTCCAATTGGTCCGACAGGCCCACAGGGTTTAATCGGACCTACAGGCCCAACAGGTAACACTGGTCAGCAAGGCCCAACTGGTCCGACAGGAGCTACTGGATTAACTGGACCAACAGGTCCTACTGGCCCACAAGGCTTAACTGGTGCTACAGGTGCGGCAGGACCAACAGGCCCTACTGGTCCAACTGGACCTCAAGGTGCGGCGGCAACAGTCGTATATCAATAATGAAAATCGCAGTTTACGCAATCTCTCTTAATGAATCTAAATTCGTTGAGAGATTTTGCGCATCCGCTAAAGATGCAGATTTAATTCTTATTGCAGACACAGGCTCAAGCGATGGCACTCAGGCATTGGCTAGAGAACATGGAGCAACTGTAATTCAAATAAATATTAAGCCTTGGCGTTTTGATAAAGCTAGAGATGCTTCGCTTGCTTTAGTGCCTGCCGATATTGATGTTTGCATTTGCCTAGATTTAGATGAGGTTCTTGAAGAAGGTTGGCGAGAAGAGATTGAGCGAGTATGGACAGAAGGTGCAACTCGTATGCGTTATATGTTTGACTGGTCAAATGGCATTAAATTTTACTCTGACAAAATTCATGCAAGGAATGGTTATTTTTGGAAACACGCTTGCCACGAAACACTCACAAAAGAACTACGCACTCAAGAAAAATGGGTTCATACAGATAAACTTTTAATTAGCCATTATCCTGATGAAACAAAGAGCAGAGGCCAATATATGCCATTGCTCGAAGTTGCCAAGCATGAAGATTCTGCTTGTGAGCGCAACGCATTTTACTTTGCTAGAGAATTAGTTTTTACCTGCCAATGGGACAGGGCCATCATTGCATTAAAAGAATATCTCGATATGCCAAAGGCTTCATGGGATTACGAGAGAAGCTATGCGATGAGATTGCTTGGCCAAGCATACGAAGCCAATGGAGATAATTTTAATGCGTATGTATGGCTCGTTAGGGCTTGCGCTGAAGCTCCAAACACTCGAGAAGGTTGGCTTGATTTAGCTAATTATGCTTATCGCTATGGCCAATGGGCAGAGTGCTATTCAGCAATTAAGAAATGCTTAAGTATTACAGAGCGACAGTTTGTATATACAAGCAATCCTCAGGCTTGGTCAGAGTTGCCTTATGACCTTGGTGCGATTGCCGCATGGAATTTAAATCTATTAGACGAAGCAAGGGTTTACTCAAAAATCGCTTTTGAGCATAATCCTAATAATCCTCGACTAGAGGCAAACTTTAAATTGATGAGCGAATGATATGAACTTACAGGATTTTTTCTTAATGGGGTTAAGTTTAGCCTGTAGCGTATTGGGTTGGTTTGGCAGAGAATTATGGTCGGCAGTAAGCGCATTGAAATCAGACCTAAAAGAATTAACCAAAGAGATTAATGAAAAGTATGTGCGTAAAGACGATTTTAGAGATTTTAAAACTGAGTTGATGAATGTCTTAAATCGTATTGAGCAAAAGCTAGACAACAAGGCGGATAAATGAATCCCCTAGACATTATTGCTATTGGCGGTAAGTTACTAGATAAAATCATTCCTGATAAGGATGCAAGGGATAAGGCCCAAGCGGTATTATTACAAACCGCACAAGACCAAGATTTTCAATTATCTTTAGGTCAAATCGAAGTCAATAAAATAGAAACACAATCAGAGAGTATTTTTAAATCAGGTTGGCGGCCATTTGTAGGTTGGACCTGCGCATCAGCATTTGCACTGCACTTTGTAATTTTTCCAATTATTGACAAGATTATTGTTTCATTTGGTGGCTTGGCAGTGGCCATTCCATTTCAAATTGAGGCACTAATGACTGTATTGTTTGGCCTGCTTGGATTAGGTGGATTTAGGACATTTGAGAAAATCAAAGGTGTTAAATGAATTGGGATAAATACAAGCCATATTTTACAGAGGCCGAGTTTAAGTGCAAGCACACTGGCAAATGCGATATGAATGAAGAGTTCATGGATAAATTATTTGCTTTGCGGCATGAATTTGGTTATCCAATTATTATTTCATCAGGTTATCGTGATGTAACTCATCCAATAGAAGCAATTAAAAGCATTGCAGGAGCGCACACAACTGGTAGAGCTTGCGATGTATTAATTAGCGGAAGTGAAGCACTTTCTTTTTTACGCCTAGCATTATCAATGGGCTTTACTGGCATTGGCATTCAGCAAAAAGGAAACGCAAGATTTATTCATTTAGATGATATGCCTGCCAGTGCAAAATTTATTAGGCCAACGATTTGGTCATACTGAACAACTGCTAAGGTTCTGAAATGCCGTATCTCCTCGGCTATCAGAGGTAACGGAAGTGAGAACGCCTTAGTCGTTGTTTTAAATATAACTGTCATAAAACTAATGGAAACTCGGCAAAATGAAATTAGTTACGCCCAACACAATTTGCGCAGTTTATGAGATGCTGATTCAGCTTCCGCCATTCAATCGTTGGAATTTGCCGCCATCTCGTGAAGTTAATTTTGAAGTTACTAATGACCCAACTTGCTATGGCGAGTATGAGCCTGAGCCAAACACAATTAGAATATCATCGGCAAAAATAGGATTTTTAGATAATGTCACTAGGACTATGGCCCATGAAATTATCCATATGAGATTGTATTTAAAAGGTAGCAAAAGTTGGGATAAGCACGATGCAGTATTTAATAACTTATCTCACAAAGTAGCAACTCAACTGGGTTATGACCCCAAGGAACTTTGATGCCTAAAAATGTATCTGATGAAGAATTTATTGCTACTTGGCAAGAGCTACAATCACCTCAAGCAGTAGCAAACAAACTGGGCGTGGCAGTGCGAAATGTTTATCGCAGAAGAAATTATTTCGCAAGCAGAGGCTTTGATTTGCAAACAACAAATATATGTGGAAAAACAAAAATATTTGATAAAGCTCAGGTTGATGAAAATGTAAGTATTCGCTTAGAGGCCACAAGGCACTCAGTTCGCAGAGGAATCACAATTGAAAAAGGTAAAGTATTAGTATTTTCTGATGCTCATTTCTATCCTGATGATGAAACAACTGCATTTAGAGCATTGATTGAGTGCATCAAAGAGTTCAAGCCTGAGATTATTATTTGCAATGGAGATGCTTTTGATGGAGCATCTATAAGTCGCC